TGACAACTTTGACAGGAGCCTCAACGTTAAATTCAGTACTTATGCCGTACCTATGGCGTTAAGGTGGTGCTATACCGCATATACACTACATTCTTTTTGACACATGACGCATAATGCGTCTTTTTTTATTGCCATTTTTAAAGCTATGTGATATGTTGAGTGTGTACTTAGGAGGTATATTGATGATTGATATATCTAAGCTGATAAAGGCTGAATATGAGTACATAAGATTAAATGCCAACTTCACAGAGCGAGAATTACAACTGTATGAGTTGCGCAACAAACAATATACATATGAAATGTGCGCCGAGTTGATGAATATGAGTGTATCGACAATAAAACGGATAGCACATCAAGTAGACCGAAAGATAAACCGGGTGATACAATGATGACACTTTGGTGAGCTGATTATGAGCGGATAACGAACTCGTTACCGCTCTTTTTTTATGCAAAAATAGAATTATAGGAGGTGGCTTATGATTACTGACGAAATACTGGAACGTATTTTTTCTAGGGAAGATGTGGCAAAAGTGCCACTTATATATCAATCGACAATGATACACGCAATTGACGAAGAACTTGAAAAGGAGAAATCAGATGATAGCACAGACACCTTATCAAAATATGATTTATAGTCAGCCGCAAATGGCTTATACACCCCAAATGTACAATCCATGGACAACTAGACCACAATCTCAGGTTCAGCCTATGCCAGTAGAGCAACCCCAACAAGTAATGCAGCCACAAGTAAAGCCGCTTACAGGTAAGGTTGTTCAAACTTTAGAGGCAATAACGGCAAACGATGTTCCGATGGATGGCACCGCTGCTTTTTTCCCTAAACAAGATTTGTCCGAGATTTATGTTAAGGGATGGAACGCAGAAGGACAAATTGAAACGATCGTGTATAAGCCTGTTAGAGACGTAAAACCGACACAGGCAGTAAATAATACTTTTGATGCAGAAAAATTCAAAATAGACCTATCAGAGAGCGTTACAGAGGGTATTACAACAAGACTGGATAACCTATATTCAAAAATTGAAGAAATTGAAAGTAAACTAACAAGTTCTCAAAGAAAAAATTCGCGATCACAAAGTAAAGGTGGTGACGAAGAATGAACCCAATTAACATTTTTCAAATGATGAAAGCTGGTCCACAACAGTTTATACAGCAGATGATGGGTAATAACAACGTAATGAGCAACCCTATAGCTAGAAATGCTATGCAGATGGCTCAAAAAGGAGATTCCAAGGGTATAGAGCAAATAGCTAGAAATTTATGCAAAGAGAAAGGAATTGATTTTGATAAAGCCTTTTCAGATTTCAAAAATCAATTCCCTTTAAGATAATTAATAGTATTCCCAATAGTAACCTTTGCATTTTTTGAACTGGTGCTTACAACACCTATGAATAGATGTTTTTGATACATTGTATTTTAAACATGCATCAGAAATACAGTCGAACTTTTCAATTAATTTTTTATTTGAATCGTAAACTGCTACACCAATAGGACTAGATTTTCTTAGCTGTTCAAGTCTGTTTGAAATGTCATTCTTATCAAAAACAAATATTAAGCCGTGAGTTGTTATACCATTACCATCACAGGTACTTCGGATTGAACTGATTGGTATTTTGTTTGCCTTTGAGGCTTCAACAACGCTTTCGTACGAATCAAGAAATACTCCATTAAGGTTGTATTTATAAACTTTTCGTTTCCATAAGGCTTTTGAACCGTATTCATTATTATACTTTTTGGTACACCACTCAAGATTTGAAACTGTATTGTTTTGTTTATTTTCGTCTTTGTGGTTTACACATTCATAATTATTAGGATTGGGTATAAAGGCTAAAGCTACAAGCCTATGGACTTTAAGCGGATAGTACTTTTGATTTTTTGATAACTTGATACATTTGTATCCACCACGGTTTATAAAGGGTTTCATAATTCTTCCTTTAATATGGGAAACATTACCACGATGGATGATACATCTTGACAAAGATTTTACATTGCCAAGATTACTTACTTGATAAATGCCCTCAAAGTTTGGGACATCTTTCCAAATTTCTTGCATAAAAATAACACCTGTCCTTTCAGTGTGAAACGTCCTACCGGTAATGTACGGAAACTGTTAGGACAAACAGCTTATCGGGAGCTACCCTATCCGTACGAATATATTATAACACATTTTAATTAACTTTGATACTAATTCTTGCAAGATTAAGTATATATAAAATTCAGGAGGTAAAAATTATGTTTAATTCAAATTGCGCAAGCGTACCACTTGTAGCGAATGTCGACGGAAACAACGGAAGTGGCTTTTTCGGTGACGGCGGTGCATGGTGGATAGTTGTATTTGTATTATTCATTGCCTTTGGCGGCTGGGGCAACGGCTTTGGCGGTTTCGGAGGCGGTGGAAACAACGGAGTAGGAGCGGAAATTCAGAGAGGATTTGATAATTCAGCAGTTATCAGCAAGTTAGACGGCATTTCTAACGGACTTTGTGATGGATTTTATGCCATGAACAACAGCATGCTTACTGGTTTTAACGGCATTAACACAAATATCATGCAGACAGGCTATGGCATACAACAGGCGATCAACGCTGACACTGTAGCTGGTATGCAGAACACAAATGCTATTCAGGCAACCCTTAACAACATGGCTGCTCAGAATGCCGCTTGTTGCTGTGAGACTCAGAGACAGATTGAGAGAGGTTTCTGCGACACCAACTACAACATGGCTACACAGGCTTGTGAGACAAGACAGGCTATCGAGAACAGCACGAGAAGCATCCTTGATTTCCTGACTCAGGACAAGATAGCCACATTGCAGGCAGAAAACAATAGCTTAAGGCTCGCCGCATCACAGGATAGACAGAATGCACTTCTGACTACTGCAATGACAGCACAGGCACAGCAGATTGTCAACTCTGTAAATCCTACAGCTATTCCAGCTTATGTTGTGCCTAATCCTAATGCTTATGCTTATGGATGTGGTTGCAATGCAGGCTGTGGCTGCTAAAAGTAGCAGCTACGTAAAAACGAATAATTGAGTATCTTAATTGAGTTGAACTCGATTTTAACCGATCTAACCGGTTTCAACCGATTGAACATGATTATGTCTGCTATGCAGTATTACTTTTTAACCCAAGGGCAGACTGAAATATGTTTGCCCTTATTTTGTGAAAGAGAGGTAAAGAAAATGGAAATAACAGGGATTGCATTACAAACAGTTTCCGCAGGTGAAGATGTTGCATTTACAGAAACACCGGTATGTGGCACTAAATGCATAGTTCACAGACAGGGAAGCGGAATTATCAAGCTAAGAGGCATTACAAATCAGTGCAAGGCAAGATTTTTAGTATCCTATAGCGGTAATATCCAGATACCAACAGGCGGTACAGTTGAAGCTATCTCACTTGCTATTGCAGTAGATGGAGAGCCTTTACAGTCAACACGAATGATTGTAACCCCAGCCGCAGTTGAGAATTTCTTTAATGTGTCGGCACAGGCTTATATTGATGTGCCTTGCGGTTGCTGCAGTACAGTAGCGGTGCAGAATACATCGACACAGGCTATTGAAGTACAGAATAGTAACTTAATCGCAGTAAGGGAGGCTTGATATTATGCATAAATGGGCTAAACAGATTATGGAATGTGTCAAGGCGAAAGTCGAAGCAATCGGATTGGATAACTTTGAGGGACAAAACCTTGACGATTTAAAAGATTTTACAGAAATAGCAAAGAACATAGCTTGTTTTGACAAGGATTACAGAATTGTTGAAGCTATGGAAAAATCAGAAGATAATGAGGACATTATGCGTATGGTTGAACAGTACGAAGATTATCCAGATAGAAGATTCTATGATAACTACCGCTATGCTAACGGCAGACTTGCACCGAAAGGTAGAGGAACAAGGAGAGGTTATATAGAGCCGCTTTATTTTCATCAAATGCCAGATGATTACAGGACATGGGAAGATAAGCCAGTGCAGGAAAGAATGAGAGACCTTGATCGCATGAGTGGTAGAATGCACTATACAGAGCCAACGACTGCTACAAGAGACAGCAGAGAAGGCAAAAGTGGCATGATGAGGAGATCATACATCGAGGCTAAAGAAATGCATAAGGATAAAGACACGACTATGCAGGAACTTGAGAAGTACCTCAAAGGAGTTAGTGAGGACATTACAGATGTGATCGGCAGCATGACCCCGGAAGAGCGGTCGATGCTCAAATCAAAAATGTCTACACTTGTAACAAAACTGTAACAATTACACATGATGTATATAAGCGTGAGGGAGTGCAAAGTCGCTCTCTTGCGTTTTAAGGGGGCATATAGATTGAATTTTGAATTAAATAGTATCCAATGGCAAATTGTATGGGTAGACAATAAAAGCTTGTTATTGAGCCGTACAGATGGCTCTATGAGCGTAGGAGTAACAGACATGAATACCCACTGTATATATTTGGCTAAAAGTTTGTATGGTGCATTTTTGCGTAAAGTGATTATACATGAACTGTGTCATTGTGTTTGTATGTCGTATAACATATATATGCCGATAGAACAGGAAGAGATGCTATGTGACTTTGTTGCTACATACGGCGATCAAGTATTTGAAATTGTTGATATATTAACAGGATATATGGGAGATAGAATGTATGGATAACATAGATAAAATATTAAAGTATATAAGACGAACTAACCCAGAAATGACCAGGAAAAAGCTGATAGAAGAGTTAGGGCAATCGCACTATCTTGCCAAAGCTCTTGTTATTGTATCAAATCAAAAATAAAAATTAATTTTTCAAAAATTCTTATAAAAAAATATTCGGATTAATGTATACCCCCCCTATCAAATAATTCTGAAAATTTCGGACGGTCAAAAAATTTTTTCTCGGCTTTTCCTCAATTTCATGCGAGTTTTGTTCAGATTTTTGAACAGAATCGAAACACTTCAACGTGGTGAAGTGAGGCATAACCCAAACCGGGATCAGCCACACGGCGAAAGAATACCGCCGACAGGCTTATAATATGCCATTGTCTCCGCGATAGTTTTTTGTTTACTGCTTTGCGTGTCGCTGTTAATAGATTTACACGTCCATACATTCAAAAAGCCTTAAAACGCAAATAAACGCGTTGTTATCTTTGCTCATACAACAGCAATATAAACCGAGCGAGATCCACCACCAAAAAACGGCAGCAGACAGGCGCAATTAATAAGCCACCATAGACAATATAATTGTATAGAATTACACAAACAATTCACACAATTAAATATAACTGTACAGTTAATAAGGCTATACATTAACAGCATAGCACACAGGCGCCGACATAGCAATATTATATTATCAAAGATCAGAAAGCCGCCCGACTGAAATTGAACCAGCCACAACTACCAGCGACGGCAAAAGGGCGCAACTCGTACGCCCTTAATTAAATATTAATTATTAAATTCGAAAAACAAACCATTTTTATTATAGCAAGTTGTAAGTCTTTTCAATCCATAAAAAATATCATAATTACAATCAAAAACAGCTTGCGTGCCTGTGTATATAATTACACTTTGCCCATTATCCCAAAAAGAAAAATCTTTTATTTTTTCAAGTCCTAATGTTTCAATAGCCTTATTCCCGTAAATAAATGTAAATTTTTCCAGGCTTCCGCGGATTTCCCCAGCGGTTAAAGTGTCTAATTTTTCATAAAGTGTCATTATCTCAATACCTCCATATTTTAATTTTATCCTTATAGGAAAAACCGCCGCCGGTATCGGTCCGGCTGGCATCCTCTGCGGCGGTTAGACTAGCAGTCACCTTGCAAGCCTGTTACAATGATTATTTTCCCATCTTTACGGCGGTAAACTATACCGCAACCGCCGTTATTTAAAGACCAAATAAGCCACCCCGGCGGCGTTGTTGCTTTTTTCTCTTTATAATCGTAAAAACAATAATGCGGTTTGATGCCGCTTTTTTCCTGTTCAAGTGCATTGTTTATAATTTCGTCATCTGTTAATAACAACGCTTTTCCGCTTTTCTGCCGTCCACAATATCTCATATATTTACACCTCTTTTTTAATTTTCTCCGGATTCCGGGAAGCAGCAAGGGGCGGAATCGAACCGCCCGAAATTCCTTTAATTCTTGCCGATTTTATGAGAATGCTCGGCGGGCTATCTCGTCTAATATTTTCTTTTTGTTCTCAACTGTTGGAGCAAGGAGCCAATCCGAAACAACAACATAATTAACGCATTTAACGCCGTTTATTTTCCACTCCTGTCTCTTCACCTGTGGGTTAAGATCCATTGCACCGGTGTAAACGCCCTCACCGTCCAGTTTTGTAACATCAACGGCGATATATTCCGCCTTTCCTCTGCGTCCTCTTAACAGCTCAACAATTATTTTGTTGCCGTTTTTGTCCAGATCAGTAAAAGTTATTACCTCTCTGTAAATTTTGCCGTCGTGCTGCGCTCTTATTTCCTCTGTGTAGTTTCTCATTTTTTTGTACCTCCTGTTTTATTGCGCCCTGTCTCATCGGTGCAGGTGGGGCAGTTCCTGCAGACCGCCGGGGCGGCGGTTTCGACTATTTTCTTGAATAAAATTCTTTCGATGCATCACTTGACCAGTTCGGCATAATGTTTTTAAAATCTTCGTCATAGATGAATTTTAATGTTTCGCAAAAAGTTTCATACCGGGCTTTTTCAGTGCTTTCAAAAATGCTTTTTTCAAACGAATCATTTTCTAAACAATTCATGTATAAATCTTTATAGTATTCTTTGCATTCGCTTAAATTTTTCATATTTTTCCCTTTCTGGTCTGCCATCATCAGAGCCGGGAGACCGTCCCCGGCTGACGCTCCAACTTTCGGAGCGTTTCGGCTAAAATTTGAACATGTCCGCCGGTGCAAGGATTGAACCGCCGGCGCACTTGGCATATATGAGACATTCGCCGCCTTTTTCAAATGACATGTAAAATTCGCATGTCACGGCGTTTTCTGGATCGCCGGGGCCATATATAATCGGATCGCCGGGATCACATTCTTTTTTTATTCTTTGTGCGATCTGCTCCGGTGTTGCCTCGGCTGCTTTGTAGCAGTCTAACATAATGTTATATGTTTTCTTGCTGATCTGTTCCCATTTTGGGGCACATCCTGTTGGAACGTTGTGATAATATCTCATGTTTTTATACCTCCTTAACAATGAAATCATGTTCAATTGTTCTGATCTGATCTTTGTTTGCTTTTATCTCTCCAATGTAACTTTTTGTTGCTCTGTCATAAATTTTAATTATTCTCATTTTTTATTCTCCTTTGTATTTTCTGCCTTGCTATCCACCAGACACCGGCGGCAAGCTCTTGCAAACCGTCAATGCCTGTAGTGTGGAATCGTCAAGGCGTTATCTCTTTGCTATGGTTAAATGATACTACGATATAAGGCACAAAACAAGATGGAATAATACACAAATATAAGGCACAAAACAACTTGTAAATTGTACAATATATATAAGGCACAAAACAAGCAAAAGGGGATCACTATATTAATGTGTTATAGATCTGCTTGACCGTGATAGATCTGCTTGACCGTGATAGATCTGCTTGACATATAAGGCACAACAATATATTATAGATATATCAACAAGTGAAAAGGAGGCGGAAAAATAATATATGGAATATAAAACAAGCGCGGCAACACGAAAGGCTATTTATAAATATGATGATAAATACGAGCGCATTAATTGCAGATTAGCAAAAGGCACGAAAGAGCGTATAAAAGCATTAAAGTATAGCGCAAATGACTTTATCAAGCTGGCAGTTGCTGAAAAATTAGAACGCGAAGAAAAAATATTAAAATAAGGCACAAAATAAACATTGACATGTAAGGCACAAAATGATATAATGCATACATCAGATAAAGAAAGAATGCAAAGGAGGCAAAGGAATGAAGAACATAACAGTTGTTAATTTCAAAGGAAACACATTTTCAGGATCCTGGAACGGCAAGACATACAAGAGCACAATAGAGGGGCGCCCGGAACTACTAAGAATATATGTAGATAACAAAGGGTGTCACATAACGCCGGATGAGTATAAGAAAATTGGCGGAGATCCAGTCAAGGACGCTAAAGAAAAATATATAGAGGCTACACGGGAAAAATTAGAGGATATTTCACGGCTGCTGGACGATCCGGCGGTTAAATGGTTTTTTAAAAAAAATGGGATGAATGCATTCGATATTCAAATGATGATAAAAAACAATGAGGTAACAGCACCAAATAATTTGAAATGAAAGGATAAATAAAATGGAAAATATTGAAAAGATAAATATAGATGAATTCATAGAGCAGGCAAAAGAAACTTGGACAAGAGAGCTAAAAAAAAGCGGCATGACAGAAGAACAGGCTGAAATGCTTTGTAAAATTTGGGGGATGAATGAGTATAATATAAGTCAGTTTGAAAGTAAAGAAGAATACAAAAATGTAATATTTTGGGTAAATGATTCAAGGGAAAGAATGATTAGTAATTATCTAAAGTGCATAAATGCTTTTGAGAAAGAATTTGCTATTGATGACCTGTTGAGTGCTTATTTTAAACTACATAGCGTCAAAAAGTTTTATGAGGGCAATACAAGTAATAATATAGTCGCAGATTTAATATATTATAGCGGCGGCGTATATGATGAACAATCATATTACTTTGTTCAGATTTTTAAAAAAGAAGACGGTGAAGACAAAATGTATTTGTTCAAGGCTGATACAAGAGAGTTTGAATTATATATAATGCAAATACGAAGAAACTCGGAGCTTTACAATACAATTATTTCTGAATACAAAGAAATGAAATAAAATGTCGAACTTTGCCACACGGTTTAAATTGATATTTAGACCGTGTTTTTTTATGCTTATTATATCAATTCTGGAGGTGTAAAAGTGTTAGAGCGTGGTTATTGTTATAAGTTAAATATAAAGAGCTGTCAAGCAATGATAAAGGAGTATAACAGAGCAGCACAGAAAAAAGGACTGCCCCCGGCGTCCATGTGTGACATATTCGCGATTTTTGAAGAGGGAAACGGTCGGGTGCGCTGCATGTTGGATTTTGGACCTTGTGCGCATATATGTGTTAGCGTCTGCATAGATCAGCTTGAGCAGCACAAAGCCGGGCGACAGAATGACGGGAGCTGGAACTATCCAACATTGTTTGATCTGTCAGAGCGGGAGGCGATAAAGGAATACAACAGAATGTGGGATCAGATCGCAAACTGGCCATAAAGGAGAACAACCCATTGACAGACAGATAAAACAATGATATATATAATATTGTTTTTATTTTTGTTGTAAACACTAAAGAGGTATTAACCGCATAGAGTATATTAAACTGTATTCTATGCGGTTTTGTTGTATATATAATATATAGCTAGAGAGGAGGCGGAGACATGGAGAATAGCCAGGAGGTAGAAATATTTGACAATGAGATAGATATGTATTTACAAGAGTTTTGCGACATTCACAAGCCGCCTATTGATGATCTCACAAACTGCCCACAGAATCTGTGGTCTGGTGCTATGATGTATATATATAGACATATGTTTAAAGGTACAGATAGATTATTAAATAATAATAATATATATATGTCTAAGGGTGCTATATATTCAAATATGTATGATTATAATAAATGTTTAGATATATGCGAGTATTATATATATATATGTGGTCTATATAATAAAGTGCCATCAATAATAGACTATTGTCACTTGACAGGCATTGACAATGACACAATAACAGAGTGGGGAAAGGATAAGCCAAGCCACCCGCGGACAAGAATTTACAAAAAATTGCGCGGTTTTCGTGAGAATTGTCTGACAAATCGACTAATTGACACAAAACAGGCGGTTGGTTTAATTGCAATACAAAACAGGGAATACTGCTGGAACGATGCCGGCGGAGCTGCTGCCGGAGGTGCCACAATCGCTCTGACTGCCTCAGATGTGCGCAAATTGTTAGAGTCAAATTGCGCTAAACTTCCAGACAATTCAGCACAGGCGGAGACTATAGAGGTTGATTGCACCATGTCAAATTGTGTGAACAATTCAAACAATTTAAGGCAGGCTGAAAACGTAGGAAATAAGCCACTTTTGAGCGGTGACGATACGGATTAAATATATAAATGTGCGCAAAACAAGGGTTTTGCGAATAGATACAAAGACATAAGCGACATAATAGCAAATTGTGTGAACAATTAAAACAATATTAGCACTTAGACAAAACGAGTGCTAAAAAAAGAACACTGGAGGGGGTGGGGGTGTGACAGGATTCTAGGAGAGCCCCTACTAAGCCCCCCAAATATTTTTAAAATAAAAAAGACCTTATCAGCCACATATAAATATATCAAGTATAAACCTACACATAACGACAAAACAAATAAACATAGGGTTGGTGAGAATATATGATTGATATACCTGTTATAGACATGTGTAAAACAGGTCAAAACATAGTATACTATCGAAAACAACAAGGACTAAGTGTTAAGGATTTACAAAACATACTTAGATTTGCAAATCCAAATGCGATATACAAGTGGCAAAAAGGAAAATCAATACCCACAGTTGACAATCTGATAATTTTATCAGCATTGTTTCAAGTTTCAATAGACGATATAACCGCAATTCAGAAAAAAATATAGACAAAATCCAAACAGTATGTGTATAATGCATATATAACAGTTATCTATCAGTCAGATAGATATTCTTTAATCACATCAGACAAAACTATAAAATCCCCAAAAGGAACAAAATGAACGGAATTGAATATCAAATGGCTGCCATGCGTACAAATGATGGCAGGAATAGAGCTAGACTTCTTAATGCTGTTTCAACAACAAATGGAATAGACGTTGCTGAACTGCTTAATGGTGTTATAGGTCTTACAGGCGAGTCGGGAGAAGTTGCTGATCTTGTTAAAAAGGGCGTATTTCATGAAAAAGGCATAGACATAAATCACTTGAAGAAAGAATGTGGCGATGTAATGTGGTATGTTGCCATGATCTGTGATGCAAGCGGTTTCACCCTTGATGATGTTATGCAGACAAACAAAGAAAAACTTGAAAACAGATATCCGGATGGATTTGATACGTGGAGAGCCAACCACAAACAGGAGGGTGACATATGATCGAACTTATCATTTTGCTTTGGATTGCAATAAAACTTAATGCCCCTGTTTGGATATATATATTGTTGGGTATAATTGCTTTAATTAAGGCTGTGGCGTTTGGAATAAATCTCAGCAAGAATAACTAAACATTGGGAGGTAATCACTATGACAAAAGATAAATACAGCAATTGTGAATACTGCATAACAGAAGATGGTGATAAGGTTTGTAACAATCAGAATAGCGAATATTATTCAGATTACGTTGAACCTGGACATGTATGTTTGGATTATGAGGGCAAAAACAATGAGTGTGACTGACGATATTCTGAAAACTGACTACAGTTTACAATTTGATGAAAAACGCAAGGCTTTAGTGGTTCAAAGTCATTATAAGTATGGCAGAGCCGGAAGGAATTTTGCCACAGGCAATGTTGACGCAATAGGCAGCCTTGAAAAATGCCTTGCAAAATTTAAAGAGACAGGAAATACGGAATATCTTCTTGATGTTGCCAATTATGCTATGTTCAGATACATGTGGCCGCAAAGCGGAGAATACTTTAAACATACCGACAGTGATGAATCAGCCGGAATAGTCGGTATGAGCGTTAATGAAATGGAGAAATACAAATAGGGTTATCGCCAAGTGGTAAGGCACAGGACTTTGACTCCTGTATTCGAGGGTTCAAATCCCTCTAGCCCCGCTACTGAGTATAGGCAGTTGTTGCAAGTAGCCTTTCCACCTATACAGTCCACCATGACTAACCATGGGAGCCTTGAGACCATACAAGGCGAATGTGAATGATTAGCTCAGTTGGGAGAGCAATAGATTTTTAATCTATGAGCCATGGGTTCGAGTCCCATATCGTTCATGCGGTCAAGGGTTTTGATATTTTTACCTTGACTAGGCAGATGAATTTTAGTTTCATTTGTCTCCTTTCACCCATTAGCGGAAAGCTGATTAAAGGACCGTCACCAGGTCCGATGGGATTGTGTGAAAATCAACCTACAGAATGCCAACTGTAGCCGTATAGGCGGTCGGTAAATACTCCTCCCAAGAGTAAATGATCATAAGCCCTAGCATACGGCTATATAGTATGCCATATGTATAATGACGCGGAGTAGAGCAGTCTGGCAGCTCGCTAGCCTCATAAGCTAGAGGTCATGGGTTCAAATCCCATCTCTGCTATTTGTAAATGTTATTACGAGGTGAAATATGGCTGGTGGTGTACATAGGTGCGATCCGGATAAGTTTTCAGAGGCAGTAGCAGAATATATGGCTGGTAGAGTTACACAAGCTAAAGCTGCGCAGATAGCCGGAATGAGTATTCCAACCTTTTTGAAATACCTCAATATACTATTTAGCGGAGAACCATTTCCGGACACGTTGTTTGTTTTTGAAGATGAGGAGAAGTAAAATGTGTGAATTTTGCAATGGCAAACGTCAAAAGATAGAAAATGGTTATACATACGGAAATGCAATGATAGTTGGCGATACACATAACTGACATCTGTCCTACGACAATAGTGGAAACGAATATGGGTCGGGGCAGTTTGACATAAATTATTGCCCTATCTGTGGCAGGAAGTTGGTGGAGGAATGATAGTTAATATTGATGCTAGCGTGTACACGATGAATAGAAAAGGCTTTAGAGGAGTTCTCAAAATAGCGTCAAAGGCTGTTAAATTTGGCATATATGCCGTAGTTAAGGATGACAAAGCAATTATGCTAAATGAGAAATATGAAGATATAGGCAGTCTTAAAAATGCAGTTGCAGAATATAAAAAGCATGGGTTTAAGGTGTATTGGAATGAGAATAATAATGACGGTGGACAATCGTAAACAAGAATACACAGAAGAGCACTTTAGACGTGGCAATCCTAAAAAAGACGGCAATTATATTGTGGTATCACGTACAGGTGCTATTTGCCGTGATAACTACAATAGCGATGGTGGATGGCAAAAGTCAGAAAATGATGGAACTGTGGAGTATTTGCCACAATCATGGGAGGAAACAAAATAATGAGCTTTATTAAATACATCAAAGATTGTATACATTTTGCGAAAAAATACCCTTTTACACATAAGGGGATAAAAAGAATATGGTTGAGAAATATGCTATATATCAATGCACAACCTAAATATTGGCACGGTCGATTGATAAGCAGAATATTAAAATAAAAAAGTGAGTATAATATATGAAACATGAAAGAGAATGGCACACTTGCGACAGGTGCGGAAAAGAAATGACATTTTACAATGAGAAATACGCTCATTTCAAAACAGAAGAATTAGAACCTTTACACGAGAAAACTATATACACGGCAGAAGATTTAGCAAAACAAACACTCCCAATGGCTATATGGAGAAACGAACACAAATATGATTTGTGCCCTAAGTGCAGGAAAGATTTTAAGAGGTTTATGAAGAATGAAAACACTAATTAATTTTGTTAAAAATTTAAAAACATTTTATCAATTTTACAGAGATTATGAATACGATGGCAATGATTGTCGATTTATAATTGAGAACTATCAAGAGGTTTTATGCAACCGTACAAAGACAATGAGCAAACCTACATATTATGCAAAAAGTGTTATTGCTCAAATGGATAGGTGGTATGAGGATTCTTGGAAACCCGTGTACAAATGCTCACCGATAGGTAAGAATGCGAAGAAGTTAGATCCTGATTTATTAGGACTTGATTTTTATATGTTTCCGGCCGATAAATAGAATTGGTCGCTACCCTAGAAAAATTATAGGCAGAGGCCATAGCACCTCTGCTTTTTTAGCGAGGTGCTATTTTTATGTCTGAATTACAGAATTTGATTAAGGATTGCGAAAAATACATAGATGTCCGGGGCATAGACGAAACAATTATCAATGCCTATCTTGATACTTGCCAACTAGCCAAAAATGATGGTGATATCACTACGATGCTTGAATGCACGGCAAGGTCAAAGGCAATCGTAAATCAATTTTGTTTGAAACAATTCGGCATGGATATCTGGGAAATAGAGAAATTTGCCCAGGCAAACAAGACAGAGATAGAGCTTGTCAATCAATATTATTCAACACTTCTTACGGAATCCAAAGAAGTATTTGAAAGTTTTATGCTGTATTTGGAGCGCAAAAGACCGATAGAAGAAAGATTTTATCAGCCTAGAATAAATCCGTTGAGACAAGTGGCAAATGGAATACAAGACCTTGTAGATGATAAATTAGACGAATTATTTGTTAACTGCCCTTCAAGAATTGGAAAGACACAAATAGTGAAGTTGGGCTTTTTGTGGTATGGGTCAAAATTCCCTGAACAATCTAATTTGTATACTGCATATTCTGACAAAATAACTGGCGGATTTTACGATGGACTTCTGGAAATTATTCTTGACCCAACATACACATACGGAGAAATGTTCCCTAAAAACGTTGTAAAGAGACCTATTACAGATGGTAAAGATACCACTATAGATATTATTAGAAAAAAGACATACCCAACATTCACAATGAGGTCTATTTATGGAACTCTGAATGGAGCGTGTGATTGTTCCGGTATGGCTGTTGATGATGATTTATTTAGTGGTATTGAAGAAGCACTGTCGGAAGATAGACAAGCTACCGTGTGGGGAAAGTTTGACAACAATTTTATGAAACGTCTTAAACGTAAAGCAAAACTAATAAATATGGGTACAAGATGGGCTCCTGGAGATGTACAGGGGCGTAGGCTTAATTTGTTGCAAAATAACCCGGAATATGCACAGAGACGATGGAGAGCAATAATCATACCAGCCCTGAATGAAAATGATGAAAGTAATTTTGATTATCCATATAATCTTGGATATTCTACACAGGATTACTTGATGATAAGAGCATCTTTCGAGGAAAATGATGATATGGCCTCATGGTATGCGCAAGATCAGCAAACGCCTATCGAAAGACATGGAGCATTGTTTAGCACAGATAATATGCAGTTTTTTAATCCAGAAGATTTACCAGATAGAGCTCCAGATAGAATATTTGCAGCAGTTGATCCTGCCTATGGTGGTGGCGATTTTGTAGCTATGCCGATTTGCTATCAGTATGACAATAATTATTATGTTACCGATGCTGTTTACAACGATGGAGATAAAGAAGTTACAATACCAGAAGTTGTTAATCGTATTGCTTGGCATTTACGAAAGTGGGCTCCGAAAACGGCAGAAGTCCACTTTGAGGAAACAAAAACAACCGCGGAATATAGAATACTTTGCGAAAAGGAATGGTCTAAAGTTGGCGCAATGGTTAATGCAACTCATGATCCAGCTCCAAATACCATATCAAAGTTAGATCGAATTAGAAATCATGCGCCGGACATAAGAAAACTGTATTTTATTGATAGAAAACATAGAACCAAAGAATATAATAAATATTTTCAAAATATTATTATGTATAAAACAGAGGGAAAAAATAAACATGATGATGGTGTTGATGCGACTGCACAGCTTTGCGATATGATTTATGGAATCGGGGGCGAATATGCAATTGCAGAACCTGCAATTAACCCATTTAGGAGGTATTGATTGGTGGAAACAAAGGAATACTTACAACAAATAGGCAGATATGACCGACTTATCAATAATAAGCTAGTGGAGCTTGCACAGTATAGATCTATGGCTTGCAGTGTATCAGCAGTCAAAAATGATGAAAGAGTGCAGTCATCACCTAGCTATGACACCATGGACAAAATTGTGTCTAAAATTGAGCAAATGGAAAATGAAATAGATATGCTTGTTGATAGATACATAGACAGCAAACGAATAATTATATCCCAGATAGATAGCATGTCGGACGAAATGACTTATCAGATATTATTCTCAAGATATGTTGAGCAAAAGACTTTTGAAAAAATGGCAATAGAGATGAACTATTGTTACAAACAGATTATACGAAGACATGGTAAAGCATTACAAGAATTTGAACAAAAATGGGGAAACACATATAAGTAGTCCTTAAATGTCCTAGAATGTCCCATAAAACATATTATATAATATATCATGAACAAGTTGATTGATAAACACTTTGTTTTTTCTCATACTTTTTCAAACCTCATAAACCCTTTGAAGGCACCAGTAGCTTTACTGGTGCTTTTTTAATGCAAACAGGAGGTACAAATAATGAACGGAATAGATATTAGTGCCTGGCAAGGCGATGAAAATATAGATTTAAGCAAAGTTCCTTTTGATTTTTGCATTGTCAAAGCAACTGAGGGAACAAGCTATAAGAACAGATACTTTGCAGCGCATTGTGATGCTGTTTTGAAGAAAAAGAAACTGCTGGGTGCGTATCATTACGCCAATGGCGGTGACGTACAAAAAGAGGCTGACTACTTCCTTGCATATGCCAAGAAGTATATCGGTAAAGCCGTTCTTGTGCTTGACTGGGAGGCGAAAAATAACCCTCAGTTTGGCAAGAATGATCTTGAGTGGTGTCTGAAATGGTGTAGCTATGTATATCGGAAGACCGGCATCAAACCGCTTATCTACATCCAGAAGAGTGCTATGAACGCCGTAAAAAAGGCTGGATATGGCCTGTGGGTGGCTCAGTACCCAGACTATGTTGAGACTGGTTATCAGAAACATCCGTGGAACGAGGGAGCTTATAACTGTTTACTCAGACAGTACACATCTGTCGGAAAGCTCTCAGGTTACGACGGCAACCTTGATCTTAACAAGGCATATATCAGTGCAGCATCATGGCGCAAGCTGGCTACTAAGGCTGTGAAGATTGCCACTATTAAGCCGGTAAAGAAGAGTGTCAATACGATCGCAAGGGAAGTACTTGCCGGCAAGTGGGGCGATGGTACTGATCGCAAGAGCAGACTGACCAAGGCTGGATATGACTACAACAAGGTACAGGCTGCAGTAAACAAGCTCGTCAAGACATCACAGATTACACAGGATAAGATCATCAATGCAGTTGTACATGAGGTCATTGCTGGTCGCTGGGGCAACGGACAGGAACGTATCGATAGGCTTAAGGCAGCTGGTTATGATCCAGACAAGATTCAGAAGAGAGTAAATGAACTCATGAAGTAGGAGTTGACATGAACAGATTACATTTGCAAGACCTTGTAAGAGGCCACTATGGTAGAAAAATAGCATATACCAATGTAGACACCATTACACCGGATAATATTGTGAATGTAGTCGGTGAGTGCATAGGAGTATTTAACTGGAATAAGCCAATTATAAAGTATTTATGGAATTATTACAAAGGCGACCAGCCAATAAGGTACAGGACTAAAGTAATTCGTGACGATGTAATTAATTACATCGTAGAAAATCATGCTTTTGAGATTGTACAGTTCAAGGTTGGACAGACATACGGGGAGCCGGTACAGTATATCAGCCGTAAAGATGATGACGCGATCAATAATGCAGTTGATGATCTGAATGATTACATGGTAGACGCTTGTAAGCAAGATAAGGACATAAAGGCTGGCGAATGGCAGTCTGCCACTGGTACAGCATTTAAAGCTATCCAGTTTAATCCAAACGGTGATGTACCGTTCAGGATTGTTACACCTTGTCCACTCAATACCTTTATCATATACAATAGCAACACTGAGGAACCGATGGTTGCCGTCACAGAACTTAAGGACAGTGATGGCAAGTGGTATAAGCAATGTTACACAGCCACACATGAGTGCAAGATATATAACAGCACGGTGACAGACTGGAAATTACACGCTTATGGAGATATACCGATTGTCGAGTACCCTAATAATCACGAAAGAATAAGTGATATTGAACTTGTAATAGATATGTTTGACGCAATAAACAACATGCAATCCAACAGGATGGATAGCATAGAACAGTTTGTACAGTCTTGGATTAAGTTTGTTAATTGTGACGTTGACACGGACAAATTTAAAGCCATGAAAGAAATGGGTGCCCTAGTTGTTAAATCAACCAACGGTGTCAACAACGCTGATGTAGATGTTATGTCGCAAGAGCTTAATCAATCTCAGACTCAGGTTGCCAAAGATGACTTATGGGATAACGTTCAGACAATTCTTGCAATCCCAACTAAGCAAGGCAACACCGGCGGAGATACGCAAGGAGCTGTCGAGTTAAGAAATGGCTGGGATTTTAGCAAGACACGAACCAAGTTAAAAGACCCGCTTGTTGCTACATCAGAAAAACGGCTTGCTAAACTTGCGCTTAATGCAATCAGACTGTATGCAGAAGATTTAAAGCTGACGGTTAGAGATTTTTCAGTGCAGATAAACCATAGCCCACAGGACAATATGTACACCAAAGCTCAGACTCTGGTTGTTCTACTGCAGGCTGGAATACATCCGCTTGTCGCAATCAAGACTGTTGGATTGTGGGGAGATGCAGAAAAAACATTTTTGCTGTCCAAGAAATATTTGGATAAGTTATATCTAACTATAGATAATGCAGAGCAGCAAGAACAAAAAGCACAAGAGATAATAGATAATCTTGGCAACGGAGGTAATAACAATGGTGACTAGATATACAGTAGTCCAAGACGGACAAGTGTATGAACCGGGCGATGGCTGCCTACAAATCAAGTGGCTAATAGCGGTCAAGGCAATAAAGATATTCTTTATGCAGGTGGCACTAGCACTAGCGGTACTAGAGAATATTACCAGGGCGGTAATCTCGGGCATGGCACGTATGCGGGCTTTTGTTACTTGAATTGCAGAAACAGGCTTGACAGAGCGAACTGGGAATTGCTTAAGGTAGCAAGAAAGGTGGTAAGTAATGATAGTAAGAGCAGAAGAACCACAGCAAGAAGTTGTTATAAAAATAGATACCAAAGGAATGGCATGGGTGTACTTGTGTCTTAATGAAAGAGTTAAGACAGAAGAATATGCAGAACCCAAAGGACAGCCAAAAACACATACATACTATGAGTATGATGGAACACAGTTTCATGCTCCTGTTGATAGTCTTGATCTTCAAGATATCAACAACAATCCTCAGAAGTATGACGGCTATGAGCCAGCCAAAATACCGTCTGATATTGAGCGTATAGACGCACAAGTAACATATACGGCAATGATGACTAACACACTGCTGACGGAGGAATAGCCTATGTATGAAAAAATAAAAAAATGGTATCAAGTCTATCATATATAGAATACCGAAATGGTCAAGCAAGCCTATGATAAAGGGCTGATAACAGAAGAGCAATACAACAATATAATCAATGGAAATTAGCAATCACGTTTTGTGGTTGCTTTTTTTATACAAAATTTCGCAAGTGCCGTGAGCGTAGAAAACGGCAATGTCAATCGGTGGCGTTGCACCGTATAAAAACGTAGACATACGGAGGTAATCAATGAAAAGAGAAGATTTAGTATCAATGGGTTTGACCGATGAGCAGATCGAAAAAGTCATGGCTGAAAATGGTAAGGACGTTCAATCTGCTAATGCAAAGGCAAATAAGAACAACACAGAACTTGAAAGACTCAAAGCTATCGAAAAAGAGTATGAGGATTTAAAGGGGCAGAGTATGTCTGAGTCAGAAAGAAGTGCCAAAGCTCTTGAAGATGCTCAGAAGAAGATAGCAGAGCTTGAAAAGACACAGGCAATTGCAAGTCAGAGAACAAGTGCAGCCGAGAAATTCAAGATTTCCGCTGAACAGGCAAAGCTAGTGGTTAAGGATGATGGTTCAATGGATTATGACGCTCTTGGAAAGATTATCGCAGATAAAGAAACTGCCGCTGCCCAGGCTAAAGAGAAAGAGATAGCCAATGGTTCAACACCGCCGGGTAATGGTGGTACAGGTAGCAATTCAAGTGACACAAAGACAGAGGCAGAAAAAATAGCTGCCAGTCTTATTGAAAATCAAAATACAAAAAATGATATTTTGAAACATTACATTTAATTTAAGGAGGGAAATATAGATGCCAAGCATGAATATGCAGTATGAAAAAACAACATACTCAGGTGATGTGCAAATTCTCAAGAGAGAGCCAAACGAGGCCATACCTCTTACTTTGGATTTTGAAGAAGTTAAAACAAAGGTGAATGGCAAAAAGATAGTTAAAGCTGGAACTCCGATTGGTAAAGATGGCAAGGCTGATAACACAGCAACAGTGGTTGGCATACTTCGATTTGATGTAACAGAAGACAGACCACAGGGAGTTCTTCTTAAGAAAGCATATCTTAACACAAAGGTAGCAGAAACACACTCAGGCGTTACATATGACGCAACAGTTAAGGCAGCTCTGCCAATGATCGTATTTGAGTAATTACAGGAGGTAAAAAAATATGCTAGTAAATGAAGTTATTGACAGTAAGTCAATTGCGCTGTCAGCAACAGAAAACGCAAGTAATCAGATTCCATATCTTGGATTACAGTGGTTTCCAGAGAGAAAGAAACAGGGACTTGACCTGCAATGGATAAAGACACATAAAGGACTTCCTGTATCCCTTGCACCATCTAACTTTGATTCAATCCCAACAATCAGAGCTAGAGAGGGACTTTCTAAGGAAAAAACACAGATGGCATTTTTCCGCGAGGGAATGACCATAGGTGAAGCAGAAATGCTTGAAATAGAAAGAGCAAACACTGCTGATGATCCATACCTTGCAAGTGCTCTTAGTGCGGTATATGACGACACAAGCAGACTTGTAAGCGGTGCGGAAGTTGTTCCAGAGAGAATGAGAATGGCTCTCCTTTCTACGGTAAATGGACATCCAGTTATCACTATTAAGAGTGACGGTGTTCAGTATTCCTATGATTATGATTCTGACGGATCATACACTACGGATCATTACATCAAGCTTGATGGAACAAGCATGTGGAGCAACACAGAAAATTCAAAGCCGCTTACAGACCTTAACAATGCAAGAAAGAAGTTACAAAAGCAAGGCAAGATTGCTAGATATGTGCTTATGAACAGCAATACATTCCAGTATTTGCTTGACAATGCACAGATAAGAAACTCAATCCTTGCACAGAACCTTACAGCAACTATTGAGGTTGACGATGATACTGTTATTTCAGTAGTGCAGAAGAGAACCAAACTTACTATCGTGCTTTACGATAAGATGTACATTGATGACGAGGGCAAGGAACAGTATTTTTATCCAGATAATAAGGTTACACTTCTTCCAGAGGGTAATCTTGGCAATACATGGTTCGGAACTACACCGGAAGAGAGAACTGCAAGACAGGTAGCAGATGTTGATGTAACTCAGTATGGTACAGGAATTACAGTTGCTACAAAGACAGAGTATGGCCCACCAATGAAGATGTCAACATTTGCGTCTGAGGTTGTTTTGCCATCTTATGAGAATATGGATAGCACTGCCGTAATTGAAGTTCATCACGAGTAGGAGGCAACTTATGATATATCCCTATATCGTTGTAAAAGATGGGGTATGGTATGATGCTGGAAATGACGTCCCAGAAACAAGCAGACCAGAAGCAGAAAAAACCGATTCTGGTCTTGCTACTCATACCAAGACCGAGATCAACAGAATGTCAACAGACGATTTAAAAGCGCTTGCAATATCAGAGGGTATAGATAACGCCGAAAACATGACAGGTGGCGCATTAAAAGAAGTGCTTATAGCTCATTTTGCTTTGTAGGAGGTAATAATGGAATACACATTGGTAGAGCAAGTCAAAATACGAAAAGGTCAATATGAAGTCGGTGACGATGGCTCTATCAAGTGGACTGATCTACAGGATAATCCAAGAATAGAGCAGCATATTGAGGAAATTAAGCAGGAAATACGCAACAAGCGTAATTACCCATCTGATTACACAGATGAGCAAATAGAAGAAGATATGAAACGATATACTACCAATATAGTCAGTTTGGTTGTATACGACTTATCTCAGGCTGGTGAGGAATACATGGCAAGTTTTGGCGAAAATGGAGTCAGTCGCAGTTGGATTGACAGAAATAAGCTGCTAGCTGATGTATTCCCATTTGTTGAGATATTATAGAAGATTGTGCGTTACCCAACGGTAGCAGAGGGCATACATTATGGTGGTGGTGGGCAGTATGCAAACATAAGAGAAAGGCGGTAGATATATGCCAGTAGCAATAATTATCAGCATCATATCGGTTACTTTCTCTATTTTTTTTGGAGTTGTCAGCCTTGTGCTGAATATCAAGAATAATAGAAGAACTGATAACTCAGACCTAGAGGATAGAGTCCGAGAAAACACCCGCATAAATATGAAGTTAGATGCCATATCTAGCAACACTAAGGACATAAAAGATGAAGTTGTGGAAATGAGAAAAGAACTTAATTCTCATGACAACAGAATTATTAAAGTTGAGGAAAGTGTCAAGTCGCTTCATCATCGCATAGATGAAATGGAAGCACGACTCAACGAAAACAAGGAGGTGTAAAAATGGATGCTATACAGAGTCTTGTAGCCAACATGGCTATTATAATGTCTGTCATAGGCACACTTACATTTGTTGTGGCAGTAATTACACAAGTAATCAAAGGTGTCGGTGTATTTAAAAAAATACCAACTGACATACTGGTGCTTGTACTGTCTATAGGTATTACTGTTGTGGCTTTTATTGCCTATATGCAGTACATACATATGACAATACTTTGGTATATGATTCTTGCAGCTATCCTAGCCGGATTCGTAGTTGCATTTGTAGCGATGTATGGTTGGGAAAAGTTATCTGAGCTTTGGAAGCGATTTGGCAAGGATGTGAAGTAATGTCACTTGAGATTAATAAACAATCTATGAAGTATGCTCCTTACGGCAAAGAGGTGGAGATATACGAAAAAGACGATGACGGCAATATAAAGTATTTCATCACAGAAGAGGGGCAAAAGATACCTCTTATAGACCATAAAGAAATATCATATGAAGAGCCTATATCATTTAGGGCTAATATCTCTTTCTCTGGCGGTGAGGCACAAGCAAAAGAATATGGCTTTGATGTCAACGATTTTGATGCAATCATAGTTACAGATAGAGGAGCATACCCTATCAAAAAAAGTGACATTATATGGCTTGATAGCAAAGTTGAATACACAGAGGATGGCTATATTGATAAAACTTCTGCTGATTTTACAGTTGTAGGAGTTAAGCCAGCTTTGCGGTCAACAAAATATGTCCTCAAGGCGGTGGTCAAGTGAAAAAAACAATAGATGTATCTTTGTCTGTGAGTAGTTTACAGAATGCAATCAAGGAGCTTAAAGCCTATCAAGCAAGGCTTGACCATAAATGCGCCATTATTGCTGAAAGATTGGCTGATGATGGCGTGGAAGTTGCTAGAGTGCAATTGGCGAATTTAGATGCTATTTTTAAAGGCGAGTTGATTGAAAGCATACAATCAGAATGCGTTACAGATACAAAGGGTAGTCATATTTGGGCGGTTGTAGCCGGAACAGATCACGCAGCATTTGTTGAGTTTGGAACTGGTGTTATAGGGCAAAAGAAACCATACAAAGGCGAATTACCTCCGGGAGTATCTTGGCAATATGCAAGTGGTCAAACAATCCATCAACTCAAAGATGGTCGAATTGGCTGGTTTTACAGGGACGACAATGGCCATTGGTGGTTCACCGAGGGTATGCCATCTAGGCCATTTATGTACAATACTGCTCGTGAACTTGAAAGAAAAGTCAAGAACGTTGTGAAAGAGGTGTTTGGCAATAATGGATAATGCATGGGCAATAGAACTTGGCCCGACAATATATAGCATTGTCAAGGCCAAGGCAACAGAACAGCTTAAGGATAAATACCCAACGCTTAACGTTACAGATAAAGGTGAATCAGATCAACCAGCAGTATTTCCAACAGTCTATATTCACGAATTACCTGGAATGGAACTGGGACAAGATTTAGAGGGACAGACAATCAACGCTGTAAGAGAAACAATACAGGTTGATGTGACTTCCAACAAGAATCACAGCGAATGCAGAAAGATTGTGTCCAAAATAACGGACATATATAAACAAATGAGATTTTCAGTTACCGGAACACCTCAATACAGTGTTAATGGTGGAACTTATATATGTAACATGCGATTCAGCCGTGTGTTTGGGGCTGGTGACACAATATTATAGTTAGCAATTAGAGCCATGTGGCTCTTTTTTTATGCACATTTTTAAGGAGGTAAAGACATGGCAGTACCAGGATTAAGTTCACTGGGTATTACTTTTGGTTATGGTGTTGAAACAGTCGCAGGCGAAAAGCCGACCAAATTTACTCAGTTGACCAGAATCAATGAGCTTGGCGATGCTGCAGCAGAACCAGAGGCTATTGACGCATCTGCTCTTGAAGATTTTTACACAAGAAACATATCTGGCAGAACTACTGTATCTGATACATATACAGTAACCGTCAACTTGACACCAGATACACTGGCGGAGTGGGAAAAGGTGCTTGAAGAGTACAAAAAGTTAGAGGGAACATGTAAATCTATGTGGTTTGAGACAATCACACCTGGATTTACCAAGGCAGAGTTTATCAAGGCTCAGCCGCCATCAGTTCTTCCAGTGGCTTCAAAGGGTCAGAATGAGCTTTTAACAGTTGAGATCAACCTTATACTCGAAGATCTTGTCGGCTTTGATACAAAGGTTGATTTTACACCGGGGGAATAGCAAACCACTCAGATACAGCCGTGCTGAGTGATGACGATACAAAAGATATAAAATCGGCTGATTATACGTATTAAGCAAACAAGGGGCGGTTTTCGGACTGCCCCTTTCCTATTAAGAGTAGGAGGAAAGGAAAATATTATGACAATTACAATGAATGGCAAGGAATACAATATTAAGTTTGGTAATAAGGCAGTAGCCAGAGCTGGATTTATCAGCAAGCTGGCAAGGATTGGAGTAATGCAGTCAAGTACAGACGATGGAGTTGGGGCAATAGAGGGAATGGAGCAAATGTATTTGTTAATGCCGCAAATTTTACTTGCCGGATTACAGGCTAATCATTCAGATGAGTTTGGTTACAACTTAACTACAGGAAAAGGCCGTGACGAACAGCTTAGTAAGGTTGAGGATATGCTTGACCATTTTGTAGACGAGGAAAATGGAGATTTTCTTAAGCTCCAGGAAGACGTTACAAATGAAATTCTCCACAACGGTTTTTTAAAGAAACTGTTCGAGGAGGAGACAGCGAAAGCACAGGATCAGATACAGAAGTAATCCCCGAACAGGATAACAAAGATTTTAACTACGAAAATTACTGTAATGAAATACGACCACGTTGGTTAATGCTAACCAAAGGGTATGGACTTACAGTTGAGGATATTGACAAATCTTGCCCAGCAGAGCTTGAACCATATGAAAAAGCATATCATATGGCAGAAAAAGAACGCGACTCACAAGTATATGCATGGGTAGGAACGTATGTCAGATCTGCTCTATGTTTTGCAATAGATCATTGCCTTAACGGCAAGAAAGCAAGTTCAGAGTATCTTAAAGCTCCACTTATGGAAAATGAAGAAGATAGGGTAAATAGACTTAGAAATGAGTTTATTGAAGAACGATTAAAGGCAAAACAAGAATGGGATAGGACACACAATATGATTGACGGCAAGGACTGATGTTTTTGCCGTCTTTTTTATTATAACAAGGCGGTGAACGAAACATGGCAACAGTAGATAATCTTGAAGTTAAAATACATGCAAGTGCGACACAAGCGGTTAATGCAGTAGATAAACTGTCAAATAAGCTCGGCACACTATCTAAGACATTACAAGGAATTGATAGTAACGGTATAGCCAAGTTTGCACAGGGCATGAACCAGCTTGCACAGGGCATGAATGCAATAAAAAATGTAAAAATGCCTGATTTTAACAGAGCTGCCAAAGGTATAAAGCAATTTGAAAACATTAATAGTGGGAAACTTACAGCGGTTGCAAATAGTATAAGTCCACTTGCTTCCAGTATATCAGTATTGGGGAACATGCAGTTCAACAACAAGGGTCTTACGAACTTCATTAATTCCATTACAAGGCTGTCTAACTCGAACATTAACGGCATGAATACAAATGCCATAGGTCAGCTTGGAAATGCGATTGTAAGCTTATCTAGCACGTTGCAAGGCGCTCAGAACGTCAGTACAAATGTAATTCAGCTTACCAATGCAGTTGGCAGACTTGCCAATGCCGGACAAAAAGCAAGTGTTGTATCAGCAACATTGCCACAATTATCTGTGACACTTCGCAATCTGTTTAATACCATGGCGCTTGCACCACAATTATCTGCTGGAACAATACAGATGACCACTGCACTTGGCAATCTTGCATCAGTAGGTGCAAAAGCCACACAAACAGCAGGTGGACTAGGGGCACTTGCAGCAGAACTTAAGAAGTTTATGCAAGTCATGGCTACAGCACCACAAGTGTCACAAAATGTAATACAAATGACTCATGCACTTGCAAATCTAGCAGCACAAGGAAGTAGAACAGCAAGTGCAAGCAGAGGTATACAAAACAGTTTTGCCGGCATGGGCAACAGTGCTAAAAGCGCTAGAAAACATATATGGAGTCTTGCATCGGCAGTTGGAAAAATCTATGCAACATTTTGGGCAGCGCAAAGAGTATTAAGTGGATTCAAAAAAGCCATAGACATTTCCTCTGATCTTACTGAGGTGCAGAACGTTGTTGTTAATACTTTTGGCCAATACACGGACAAATTAGAGCAATTCTCCAAAACATCAATAAAAATGTATGGAATGTCAGAATTGTCGGCAAAACAGACAGCTGGTAGATTTCAAGCTATGGGACTTGCCATGGGAGCTCCTGTTAAAGATATGTCTGATATGTCGATACAACTTACTGCACTGTCAGCCGACTTAGCTTCATTCTACAATATTTCACAGGAAGAAAGCTCACGTAAATTATGGTCAATCTTTACAGGCGAAACAGAGCCTATGCGAGCTTTTGGTATTGATCTTACAAATGCAACCCTCAAAGAGTATGCAATGAAGAAAGGCCTTGACGCTAATATATCCTCTATGACTCAGCTAGAAAAAACAATGCTGAGATATCAGTATGTCATGGATAACACCAAGAACGTACAGGGGGATTTTGCACGTACAAGTCAGACATGGGCTAACCAGTTACGTATCTTACAGGAGCAAATAAAGGCGATCGCTGGCGTATGGGGCAATGCATTTGTCAATATGTTAAAACCGCTTGTACAGGCGCTTAATAAGGCTTTATCGGCGGTTTACACTTTTTCCGAAAAGGTAGTAAATGCCCTTGGCGCAATCTTTGGATGGAAACTAGAGATACAAAAGGGTTCTATATCTGATGATTTTGAAGGTGCTGCTGGTGCTGCTGATGATATGGCAAGTGGAACTAAAAAAGCCGCTAAAGCGGCCAAAGATTTAAAAACACATTTTCTTGGAATTGATGAGTTAAATGTTGTTGAACCGGATAAAGACACAGGCACAAACGGTGGTGGTGGTTCTGGTGGAGGCACTGGTGTAAGCGGTGCTGGTGGCAACAATGGACTTAAATACCAAATAAAAGAAACAGAGGGACTTTACAAGTCTAGCATCAAAAACCTTAACCAATTAGGCAAATATATCAGTGATAGTTTGTCTAAGGCAATGGAATCTATTAAGTGGAATAAGGTATACAAAAGAGCAAAAAATTTTGGTAAAGGACTTGCCGACTTCTTGAATGGCCTCATTACTCCGAGATTGTTCTCTAATCTTGGTTCAACAATTGCCGGCGCAATAAATACAGCGCTTACTGCTGGAAATACTTTTGCAATCAATTTTGATTGGAAAAACTTGGGTAAATCGCTTATATCTTCAATAACTGGATTTCTCAATACCTGGGACGCTGGACTTACAGGAGCAACATTGTCTAATTTTGCTATAGGCATATGTAAATATGTTGTTAGTGCTTTTGATACCGCAAATAAGGATAATCTTTGGCAAAAATTAGGGCAAAAAGTTGTTGATTTTATTTGCGGTATCAACTGGGGAAATCTTGTTTGGAATTTAGGCTCACTAATTGCCACTATGGCAAAAGAAATTCCTAAAATACCATTGCAAATTTATGAAGGTGTAGGCCAAGCAATAATTGATAAAGTATTTGGAGAAGGCTCATATAGCAAAATATCCAATTCCAAATTATTCAAGGGCATAAAAAAAGCACTTGAATATATCATAGCACCGATGAATTTAATTGTAGATATAATCAACAAGATCAAATCTGGTGTGGGCAAATTGTCCCCATATACAGATAAGGTTGTAACAGTATTAAAGCCCGCATTAAGCACAGTCTCAAATTTATTAAGTACAGTTTTTTCGATTATTTCAAAAGTTGCCAGTGCAATAGGTGGGAAAATTTCCCCAGCATTAAATTCGATAAAGACTGTGCTTTCACCTATATTGTCTGTTGCATCAGCAATTAATTCAGTTATTCGGCAATTGATTGGTAACTGGATTACTAAAAAAATTGCGGATATAAGTGCAAAAGTTCAAATTGCATGGGATATTATTAAGTCTATTTTGAACTCAATTACTGAAAAATTGAAAACACTTTGGGATTATCTCAAGAAAATTACAGACAAATTAAGCAGCGTTGCAAAATTCGGAATGAAAACAAGCCCTATAGTTGGATTATCAGGAATCATAAGTAACAAGTTTAATATTGATACGACCACCAACAGAAAGACTGATAAAGACTATAAAAAACTGAATAAATCAGTTCGTAGTGCTATATCGGCTTTTGATGGAAAAAATGTTGATTACAACGTAGACACGTCAGTAAATGATAGTAAGACAGACAACGTAGCGACAATAAGAAATATAGGAAAAATATGGGCCGATACCTGGAAAGGCAAGAGTGCTAAGTACGATGCGCAAACCGCCACAAATGGGCAACTAACATCAAGTAATAATATTTTGTCTGGAATAGTTAACAGATGGTCGTCAACATGGAAAAATAAAACGGCTAAATACAATGCACAGACCACAATAAATGGGCAAAATGCTACAACAGGAGAAAAACTTGCTAGCATAGCTAGTGTTTTTAGCCGATATTGGAAAAGCAAAACGGTTAAGTATAATGCTGCAACTGCCGTTAATGGCACTCCAACAACTAATGGTAGTGCAGTTAAATCAATCAATGATACGCTGCAAAAAAACTTTACTGGAAAAAGCGTACAGTACAACATCAAGACACAGACAGACGAGAGTTTAAAAAAACTTGGTGAGAATGCTGCAAGTCAAATATATATGGGTATGTCTAATAAGGAAATTAAGTTCCGAATCAAAAATGCACCAGATCCAATTAAAGAGGCTATGTCTGGTTCGTTTAGCTTCATGCCTACGTATGCGACTGGTGGATTCCCCGAAGATGGTTGGTTTAGAGCAAATCAAGGCGAGATTATGGGTAAATTCGACAACGGCAAGTCTGTTGTTGCGAACAATGAACAGATTACTGCTGGTATAGCAAGCGGAGTTAGGCAAGCGGTTGATGATGTGCTTACGCCTTATCTCTCCCAAATTGCCCAAAATACAAGGGAAACAGCAGACAAAGATACATCTATCAATATTGATGGTCGAACCCTTGTCAGCGAAACGGATAGGCGTAGATCACGTAACGGTCATCAATTTACAACAGCATAGAGGTGATAATATGGCACAAGGATTATCAAGTTTTCTGAATGTCAACGGTGTGGACTTTCCGTGTCCGGCCGTTGGCTTTTCTTATACTATTACAACGACAGTTAATGCTGGGCGTAATGCGAACAATGTAACTATCGGCCAAAGAATTGGCAGAGACTTATACAAGTTGGATAACATGAAGTGGGTTGGCCTTGAGCCAAAAATTTGGCAAGCAATGTTAAAGGCGGTTGAACCATTTTATATTCCAGTAACATTTGAAGATTACCGCACAGGTAAACCGATAACAATCATAATGTACCCAGGCGACAGGACAGCAGAACCGTTGTTCGCCAGTCCTACGTCACATAAGGTAACGAAGTACAGAAATTGTCAATTCAATCTCATAGACACTGGTAGGTGATGCAATGCAGAACGTAAGCAATGAATACAAGAAATCTATGAAGTCTATGAACCGCAATAGAGGTTACATTAAGGCTACAATTGGACTTATAAATTCTCAAGCTCAGAACGAGATAAAACTAGACGATCAGACAAAAACAACGGTATACTCCAATAACATTGCACCTTTTGATGGCGAAGAAGTAACTAGAATATATGCTACAGCAGAACCTGGCGTTGCTGTCCTTGATGGCAATGCTTTTTTCTTGCCTAGAACTGGCACTGATTACTATAACAATGGTATTGTAACTGCGGATATTACAGGGATAGTTACAATGACATTTGCTAATCCACATACTATTAAGGGTTTAACTATCAATTTTGGGAAATGCTACCCAACTGAATTTGATGTTATTACTAACAATGGCACAAGTCATTATAGAAACGCTGATGAAGTATGGATAACGGAAGATGTTTTTACAGACATAACATTTATTACAATTGAGTCAGTTCAAATGCGTTATGGACAGAACAGATTAAGAATATACTCATTTAAGTGTGGCCTTGCAAAAACATTTACCAATGAAGAAGTTATGGACTACAGTAGCAAAGAATATGTATCTTCAATATCAGAAACCATACCATCAATGGACGTTATGATTAAAGTTGATAATCAAGATCAATACTACGATCCAGACAATCCGGATAGTGCAATACAGTATATGGAAATCGGTCAAGAGGTTAAAGTACAGTTTGGCTATGACGTAGACGGACAGGGCAACATTGAATGGCTACCAGAGCAAACAACGTACCTGTCAAAATGGTCAGCAAACAGTAGAGATGCCACGTTTAACGCTACAGATAGATTTACATTGTTAACCGGGCAATACTATAAAGGTCAATATTACGCAAATGGGATTAGTTTGTATGATTTGGCATTGCTAGTATTGGCAGACGCAGGAATTACAGACAGTAGTAACTATTTTCTTGATAATTTTCTTAAAAATACTGTAACGCACAATCCGTTACCAGTTGCTACACATGCGGAATGTTTGCAAATTATTGCTAATGCTGGAAGATGTACTTTGTCTATTGATAGGCATAATAGGATTCATATACAATCCGCAATTACACCCACAAAAACAATATCATCAAATGGACAGTTGGATTTTAGTAATATTGACAGCGTGTTACATGACGATGACGGAGCATTGACAGCTAAGCAGTACGCAATGTTAAGGCTGACAGCGAGCAAGTATAATTCATACAAATTAACAGCTTATGAGTATGCTACACAAGCAAAATTTAAACTTAAATAGTAGGGAGGCGATTTTTTGGCATCGCAAAATAAAACAAAAAATCTTGGATTATGCCAATTCGGTAATGATGATATCCCAGATTGGCGAACAGATTACACTGGAGACATGGACAAGATAGACACAAGTATAAAAGAAATATCAGATGAAGTTGCAGAAGTAAAAAAATCTGTCAGTGATAGAAATACTAAGATAGCCACAGCTATCACTGAAAAAGGAGTGGCTACAGAACCAACGGACTCGGCGGATGTGATGGCGGAGAATATTGGAAAGATACAAACAGGTATCAGCTTATTGCACAATATTGACGGGACTGTTATAAACGTAGATTTCCTCAATTTAGAGGCTTCGGTGTCAAGTATAGTTCTTTAGGAGGTGACAATATGATTACACAAAACTTATTAGCTCCAATTAAGCGTAGCCTTTTAAATTCAGCATCACCAATAAAAATGGTTGACGGAAGCATACAAAATAATGTTATTTTTTTTGGTTCGTTTGGAACAAGCGCGAACAATATAAATGATGCAGTAGATTACACTAATACAGACGAAGGGTTGCATTTTTTATTTGGTTCAGACGATACTCCGGTGACTATTGATGATTATAAGTTGGGCGAACTTGTAGCGACTTATCAAGGCGTGGCTATGAATCATACTACATTTAATGATTACAGCGAAAATGTTTTTCACGTGACAAGAACAATCAAAAATACATCAGAGTCGCCTATAACTATCAAGGAAATGGGAGTATTTGGCGTTTATGGTGGCAAGTTGTTTATGCTTGCCCGTACAGTGTTGCCAACTCCGGAAACGATAGAACCAAACGAGATGCACGACTTTGCGATGCTTATATCGCTTAAGTAAGTGAGGGCAGAGCATGAAGACAGCTTACGCAATGTGCAGTACTGGATTTTCGCGACTTAATAGCGAAAATCTATGTTTTTTGCCGAGACAAAAAAATGAATATAAATTAACTGGATATGTTAGCCAACAAGTAGCCAATAGTAATGGAACATTTACTATTAATCCAATAATTACACTTAGCCTTAACATATCTTATAGTTGGTATGGCATTATAATCAATTTTAGGAATTGCAAACCACTTGAATTTATTATAAAAACTTATGATAATGATACGCTTGTTGATAATGTTGTTGTTACCGATGTAGATAGCCTTAACTGGGCAGATTATAACCGCTATGGCTCTGCAAACAAAGTTGTTATAGAGTTTACTAAAGTTGAGCCATACGCAAGAGTATCGGTTGACTATATCGGAATTGGTGATGCAACTGACTATGAACTGTCTAAAGATGATATGTTTGACGCACCAGCCATTACGATGCAAGATAAGCTAAAGTCAATTACTGTTCAAAAACAGACATATAAGCTTGGCACTGAGAAAAAAGAGCTGGTGTCCGAAAAAATTACTGTCAATTCAAACGATAATGTTGTAAAAGTCGATATAACTACACCTAGTCATGGCTATACTGCCGTTACCGATGCAAGTAATGTGACAGTTACAGTTACAGAGAGCAGTGCATATTACTGCATGTTAAAATTTGATGGTCTAACCGAAAAAGATACAACACTTACGTACACAGTCAGTGGATATGAGTATGTTGTGGATGCTAAAGGATTAACCCATAGATACAATAACAGCGGAACTAAAACAGTTAATTGGAACAATCCGCTTGTTGATAGCACAGAAGTAGCTAGTTTACTTGATGATTGGTTAGCGAATTATTACCTAGGTGCAGTTGATTATTCAATAACTTGGCGTGGAGATCCTAGCACAGATGCTGGAGATTTATTCAATATGATCAAGTCGAATGGCGACAAAATAAAAATCAAAACATATCAAAATGAACTTTCATTCAATGGCGCATGGAGCGGAAAGCTTAGTGCTAGAAAGGTGGTGGAATAGTTGTGGAATGAACCTAAAGCGGACTGGAAAAGCGGTGACGCAGTTATATGGACGGATTACAACCGAATAAAAAATAACATAGAATATTTAAAACAAAGAGCCGAAAGTTTATGTGGACCAGTCACAAATTATCAAACCATGGGTATTGATAAGACGTATACGGATTTTTATTATGCAGACGAATTTAACGCATTTGAAAACAACATTGCACAGATTAACAGCGTAGTATATCCACAAGACATAGGTGCCAAGCAGACATTTTATGACAATGGAGCGTTTATTAGCTCAGAAGAAATGAACAGACTGGAAACAGCTTGTCAACTTATTAAAGATGCTTTAGACAGTATTAAGCCTAGACGTATACCATTTAAACTAGGCGCATACAAGGATATAAGGATATAAGGAGAGATTAAGATGATTTTAAAAACAAATTATAAAGAGGATGTACTTGCAGCAGCCAACACAAAACGTAAGTACAATATGATCACTAATGATGATGGGACGGTTAGTTTTGAAGATGTGACGGAATATCAGCAGACAGGTGACAATTTTGGTGCAGGAGATATAAATAACACTAATACCGTGATTAATAACATGAACACAGGTATAACTATTTTAAAAAAAGGATATGTGGATTTTGAATTTAAAAGTGGAGATAGCCTTAAAGGAAAATATCAAGAAATTAAAAAGAAGATAACAATTCCTGGTGGAACAAATTTCCTTTTCCTGTCGTTGGCTTTTGTTAATGTTCGCTCAATTGCTGATGCGGTCACAATGTTGAATGGACCTTATTATTCATTCGAAGACTCGGACAAAGATCAAGAGGTCGAGCTTGAAATGAACGGAACTACAGATGGTTCAGGATGGCGCGTGAGAGTTAACTGGCTTGCAATCAGAGAAATTATTTTATAAAACAAAGCGGAGATTGTGATTACTCACTTTCTCCGCTTGTATTTGATTCATCCCATTCGTCAAGACTCACATATTCTCCACTTGTCTCTCCATCAATATTGAGATAGACAACATCATATATAAAATTGTCAGTATCATATACTAACATTTCTACAGTAAAATCACTTTTAACCTCAGCTCCAAATGAATTTGTGCTATATACATAACTTTGGACTACGACAAGATGTCCTTTTCGTTCCATGGCAATATTGCCATGATTAAAAACAGAAGATGGAAAATCTGCTGACTTAGGATTTTTCAAGCAAGTTTCAACAGTTTCTTTTGCCATATCCCAATAAGACTGAAACTGCATATCTGAAATATCCGTTGCATTAACCTCTTCAGTAGTAGTCTCTGTTTCCTCCTCAGTTGCTTCTTCCGTGGTTGGCGTCTCAGTTGTCTCTTCAGTTGTGGTTTTTTCAGTAGTAACCATTTCCGTAGTATTATAAGCAACTTTTTTATGCTCCGATTTAGGTTGGTTCACACAACCTATTCCAAGTAATATTCCACCAACAATCATAGAGCCAAAAATGCCTATTATAAATGGCATAGCCTTTTTATTTTTACATAATAATATTATAGTCAATGCTACACATATGCCAGCCCCTAAAAACATTATTATTGCTCCAAACACAATTAAAAAGTTACTCATTTGTATTCACCTCACCAAAGTAGTATATAATATTGTCATAGTACCATGCATTTCCCCAAATTACCATATATTATGACAAAAAATTAGACTTCTATTTTAATTTATTTGCACATATAATGTAAGTATACAAATGATAGCAAATTTGTATGGGAGGGGTAAAGATATGGGAAATAACATAACTTCAAAAGAAAAAGGAGAACTTGTAAAGGAAATTGACCAACTCCTACAAGTTCTCCCCCAAAAGGAATGTCAAAGAGTCTATGAAATACTAAATCAATTATACTTCACTTAGCTCTGACATTGTATAAGGTTATTAATTAGATCAAGTACAGCTTTCTTATGACCATCTGTAAGCAAGTTGTACTTTTTCATTACTTCCATGCTTTCATCGTTTCTCTTCTCAACCTTATCCCAACCAACAACATCTTCTGGTGGAATATTTAAGGCTTCTGCAAACTTCATCAACATGCTTACATCAAGTGTTTTTATTGCACCTGTTTCGTATTTTTGAATAGTTGCTTCGGTGAGACCAACCTTTCCAGCAAGTTCCCTCATACTCATTCCTTTTGCTAACCTATAATTGCGGATGTTGTTACCAACTCTCAATCCGAACTGGCTAGCCATGATAATTACCTCCTTTCTTATTTGATACTATAATACTATCATATTATGATAGTTTTGTAAACATTTATTGTAAAAAACTTTCATAAAACGATTGACGAAACAATCACAATATGATATATTGTAATCACAATATGAAAGAAAGGAGGGTACAATATGAACTTGTCAAAACTCAAAGGTGTGATAAGAGAGAAAGGAAAGAATTATTGCCAGTGTGCAAGTGCTATTGATAAGAGCATTGCCACATTTAATTCAAAAATGAATGGCAAAACTGATTTTTCTATCGCTGAGCTTGAAGATCTTGGGAATTTTCTCGGCATGACTGATTTTTATTTATAAACAAATCCGCAATCATTGCAATGCCATGTAGTAACAAATCTACCCGGATTAGCTTTCCTAACGACCTTTTCTTTTTTATTTACAAGCGTAAACGGTCTAAATGGGTTCAAATTAACTGTGTACCTTGTTTTCGTCTTTTGATCGCGCGCTCCCATCACTTCACCGCCGACAGAATCAACGTGAATACTTAAGCACCTAGGACAATATGCAATTCCGTTTTGTCTATAGTACGTTATTTGTTTGTTTCGTTGAGCAATTAATTGTTGCTGTTGTTGTTTTTGCTGGGCTGGTGTTAATGGCGGTGGTGGAGGTGGTGCTTGTTGAGGAACAGGTCTTGGAGCATACATGCTTAGTCCACAATTACAACAAAATCGCCATGATACATCATTTATTTTGCCACATCTCGGGCAGATTCGAGTATTTGCCATTTTATTATCCCTCCCATAATTATATAATTATATATTCCCATCCTATCACGGCGTATAAGAAAATGCAATTACCCAATTTATTATATTTTTGACGGAATAAACAGACTTGTATTTGCATATATTATAGAGTACAAATGATAGCATAATTTGTATAGGGGGTATAGGTTGTGGAGGAAAAAAAGAAAGAAATAACAGATGCAGTACAAAAGATAGCAGACGAACGCATAATTAACATACTATATGCTTATGTTATGAATCTTATTAAGTAAAACAAACCCCAAGAAGTACCATTTGGTATTCCTTGGGGTGTTTTTTTATTTCTTTGAAATTGAATCAATCAATTTTTCAAGGCTATCCCAACCATTTTCATCAAGGTTAGCAAGAGCAACAATCAATCTTTTTTTGAAAGACTCATCATCTGCTTTGGTGATCTCGGCAAGCATTTCTCCGAGCTGTTCTTCCTTGCTCTTCTGTATGAACATTTCTCCTTCGCCAGTTCTCAGCCATTCTTCGTTGACATCATATTCTTTACATATAATTTTGATTGTCTGTTCTGATGGGAAATTTTCACCACTTTCCATTTTACAAATAGCTGATCTTGAAACTGAAATACTTTGAGCAAAGTCCGTTTGATTTTTACCAACTTTGATTCTCACTGCCTTAATTCGTTCTTTCATATTGTACCTCCTTTCATTTAATAGATTACCACATAATGTACATTAAGTCAACAAATATGTTGACAGTGTTGATTTAATGTGCTATCATGTGTACATCAGATGAACAAAGGAGGTGAAAACATGAGCGAAAAGGAAAAGCAGATAGTTGAAAAACTCAAAGAGACTTTACCGAGCATGTCAGAGTTTGACAAAGGCTACTTACTAGGCAAGGCAGAGACACTGGCAGACGCGGCGGAGAGCAGCCCAAAGGAAAAGGAGTAGCTAGAGAAATTTACACTATAAGGAAAGGAGAAGTATGAACGAAATACAGTTATTTACAGATGGCGAATTTAATATGAGAACCGCCGTTGTAGATGGAGAGCCGTTATTTTGCTTGGTAGATGTTTGTAAGGTGCTGGACATTCAGAACCCATCAAAGGTCGCTCAGCGATTAGATGATGATGAACGCACTAAATTAGAGTTAGGGCGTCAGGGTGAAACGAACTTCATAACTGAGAGTGGCTTATATGCGGTTATCTTGCGAAGTGACAAGCCAAACGCAAAGAGTTTTCGCAGATGGGTAACATCTGAGGTACTTCCATCTATCCGCAAAACAGGCGGCTACAATAAGCCGCTTACAACGCTGGAGCAAATTCAGTTACTTGCTCAGGGTAATACAGAACTTGCAGAGAGGGTAGATAAGGTTGAGGACAAGATAGGTAGTCTTGAAAACGATATGCCTTTATACGGCTGCGAGATAGACGAAGTGCAGAAACTTGTCAAGCGCAAGGTGGTATCAATCTTAGGTGGTAAAGATAGCGAGGCATATGCCGACAGGAGCATAAGGAGCCAGACATTTAGAGATATGTATGGTCAGCTCAAGCGTGAATTTGGCTGTGTTTCTACTTATAAGAGCATCAAGCGTATGAAGATGAAAGATAGA